CGATAGATGATAATTTTAATATAGTAGGAGCAACCTGGTCTACTGGAGTAATACTTTGGACGAATGATCTGGTAACTAAAAATCCTGACGGCGAGGTGGTTTCCCTTGAGCAATACTATTTAAGCGACGTTTCCGATATTGGTAAAATTCTATTAGGAATGGCAAAAGATAAAACCGTTCCAGCAGTTCAAGGATTAATTCCTGATGTCCCTCTAGTTGTTCCTGATAATTTCAAGGTGGTTCAAATAAATAAGCAGGTAACTGAATCCACTAGCGTTAAAGTAATAAATGATAAATTACAGGTCAAGAGCACTTTAAAAAGTGAAATAAACTCTTTGGATGATGCAATAAACAACACGAAGATCCAGCTCAACACAGGGCTTGCAACATCAAATCAGCAAAATTCAAGAGCTGCGTCTCTACTCTCTAGATTAAGCGGGATAAGTCCTGTAGATATCCCATCTAGTGAGGGAAGCTTAGCACAAACAAATAATCGGATAGGTGTAAATACGAATTCCCTTCAGGCTGATCTTAGTAATTTGATTGACGAAAGGGTAAAGAAAGTAGCTTTGTATTCCTCTATTGTTGATGAAGTTAGTACTCTTTCCCAGGATGTACCACAAGTTTTAGAACCTCCTAAATACAGAGTCCGCGGGTTTTGGGCTATTCCAGCTCCTAAATTAAGTCCTGCAACAGGGGAGCAGGCTGTTATTCAATTCTCCGTAAGATACAGATATCTTACTGATTCTGGATCAGCTCAGCCATCAGAACAGATAGAATATCTTGACGTTGATAACGTTAAAAAAGTTGGTGCTTTTTCAAACTGGGTAGAGTATAAAACGGATATTCGTAAAAAAGTATACGACCCAAATACTGGATTTTATGTTTGGACACCGGAGGTCACTGCTGATTCGAATGTTCAGAACATAAACCAATTGGATATACCTATTACAAAAGGTGAGAAGGTAGAAATTCAAATAGCTTCAATATCCGAAGCTGGTTGGCCAAATAATCCACTTACCTCTGAATATTCAACCTCAGTTGTTATCTCATTTCCTGATAATCTTACAGTGACAGGTTCTGCAGAATTAATTAAAACTAATAACGAGGATTCTGCGGTGGTAAAGGTTCAGGCAAATCTGAATGCACAGGGTCTTCCTTCTCACCTTTCAGAACAGTTCACTGCTGCAGATAGAACTTATTATCATACTGCGGTAGGAATATCAAGTGGATTTTATTCCACAGCTGGATCTGTTTTAAGTTTATACGATAAACTGGTAGATTTACAAAATCAACTAAACCAATTAAAGGCAAGTGTTAGCGCAGTAGTTGGTGTTCTTGAAGTCTACCTTGTTGATTCGTCCGGAAACAAAGTAAAAGCTACTAGAGGAACAACGATCAGCTTGAATGCAGGATTTTATGCTGACTTCTTCTCTGCTCCGTTAACAAATGATGCTGGTAAAGTGGCTTCTGTAATTTACAGCATTCAGCTTGTTAATATAGAGGCATCTGCGCTCGAGCTTGCATCTTCCATACCTGGAGGTCTTCAGACTGCAGCACCAACCTTTATCGGAACTAATAATCCTCAGGGATATAATACCAATTTGAGATATTCTGATGGACCTATTTCTGTTACCTCATTAACAAGACCTCAGGTTATATCCAATCAAGAAATTAGACAGGCTCCTCCGTTTGCATCTCAGAATGCATATTCTCAGTACATTTACCCTAGATATAAAAACGTGGGATTCAACCAGATACTTTTGAATAATCCTAATCCCCCATCTGGTGTTGAAAACCTTGCAGCTAATTTTACTGCAATATACTCTTCAACATACTCATATGATGGCGTTTCGTCTTCGACACAACAAAATTTCGGTGTTTCTGGGGTATATCCACAGAATGGAACGATCTTTACCCCTTATGATCCAACATTATATGCTAACTATTCCTCTGTAATTGGAGGAACAGCTGCTAACGTTTGGAACGGAACTTTTACTGGCGTTACAGGTGGTGATCCTGTAGGGGGAGGATTTATTTCTGAATTTTGTATTGATAAAAGACATCCATATCTCGTAGAGGTTGGTGCTACGACTACATTCACAACCTATGGTGATTTAGTTAAACCTTTTGCATCGTCTGGGGTTTCTTATGCACCATTCAGGCACACACAATCATTCTGGGGCGATACCTCTTTAAATGTGAATTACGTTCAGCAGGCTTTTAGAGTGCCATTATCCTTTCCTTCTGCTTCGACTGATCCAAGAGAGGATGACATGTACCCAGATAAACTTGGATTCTCTTCGAATGATGAATATCTAATCGGGAAATTTTCATGCGGATCTTACTTATTTTTAGCACCAAGCTCTGGTGATTTATTACAAGTAAGCGGCACAACTAGCTTATCATATAGAACTTTATTAGGAGGGGAAACTAACGCAATAAATATACCAATGGTATTCCAGTTTAGATGTGTTGATAAAGCTGGCTATATAGGGGGATGGAGAAAATCTGGAAATCTTACAAACATCAACTATACAAAAAAAATAGGAATAGATATACAAGTTGCAAATAGCGATATTTTTTCTTTCGATGTTATTGTCAGTGGCGGATACCAAAATGACACTTTGGTCGCTCCTAATTTCTCAGGCGGAACAAGATCGCTATTTGTGTAACTGATATAAACAAGAGAAAATGTCTCAATCTAAATTATTTGATTATAATTCTTCTTTCGCTCTGACTAGAACGAATCCTAAATTATCTGGTAATTATAAAATTACTTTAGATTCAAGCGGAGGTGTCTGGTTTAATTCGATAGACGCAAACCAAACTTTAAGCGACTCCAGATTTAAAAAATATAACATAACGGGGGAGAATAATCTAGCTAAGGATCTGTTTAATTTCTTTGATCAAGGTCAAACTTCAAAAGATCTTGTATTTGAAGTAAGTTCCAGTGTGAAAGGAGAAACCCAGTCTGCAGAAAATTTTTCAGGTCAGTATGATTTTTTTTACGGGAGCGGTGCAAATGTTTTAGCTGATAAGAATTACACAGAGGATTTTAGATACTTTGCCCCACTTTGGCTAAAAAGTGAAATCCCAGATTTTTTTGTGATCTTTAAAACCCCTGGACCTCTAAATTATCCCTATTCACAAAATGCTACCAACATATCATCGGGTGTTGTTTATAAAGTCATACAGGATTTTGACAGCGACGGTAATTTTGTGATTAATTACGGGAAGAATGCAGCAGGTGCTGATGTTTTCTATGCTGCAGGTGAGACTTTTATAGGAAACTCCAATTATACTGGATATTCAATAATCAGTGGATCTGGAAAAATTGCAATATTTGATGAGCTTGCATACATCTCTTTATCTGATGATGTTCAATATACTTTTGAGAACAAGATTCTCCCTAATTGCTCTGTTATTAAAACCTTCGACCTTAGGGAAAATACGAAAATTGGAAAATATATTAGACAGATATTCAACAATCCAGGATTTTCAAATTCTCCAATCGAAGTTAGCTGGGGATTAAACTCATATAGTTATTTCAAGGGTGTTAGTTATGCTGATGGTGTTTACACTAGAAAAGCAGAACTACTTACTGAATTTCTTTCCTCGAGTAGCTCTGACCCTATGATAGATTTTGAGGATTATGTCACTTCTGGATTTTCCAGAAATGGAGTAATCTGTCCTAATCTCTTGAATTTAGAATTTCTTTTCAATGATGACGAGTCTGAGAATTTCACAATTAACAGGTATTTTGGTTTTTATGTCTCTAGAAATGATTTTGCTAAATTTAGACTTAATGGAAATTTTTTCTATGAATATAGAAATATACAAGGTAATGAAAATTACCCTCAACCCTCGATTAACAACGTAGGTTATTATGATAATAATTACTCAGATGTCATTGCTGCTACCTCTGGGGTCAGAATATTCTACGAGGATGCATCAGGATTCTTACCTGGATCTGATAATGTTAATCTATATGATTCTAATAAAATTTTTTATGTAACTGACAAGTATGATAATTTTTATACCTTAAAAAGATCTGAGACTTATACACAAGCTGGCGGAAGCGGTCCGGAGTATACATACGGACCTTATGACTATTCTCTAGGTCAATTCACAGCAACGGGATCTAGCGGAGCAACCTCTGGGTCTTTCGTTTTAGGGAATTCTTTTGTTGATCTGCTATCTTTCACTGGAAATGACGATCCTATTCAAAAAATAGGAACCGTGTCTGCTGAAAAAACCAAGGAAAGCGGTAAAGCATATATTGATATTAAATTTTTAAAGAATTACGATTTACCCAATCCGTTAACATTTAAGATATTCTGGCCGAACGGATCGCAAAAAGAGGGATCACGTAAATTTGATATAGTTAGATCCGGTGATTTCTCTGCTATACTGAGATGGGTTGGCGGATCATATTATTCCTCTGGTAATTCCTATTATTTCAATGCAGAAACAGGAACTACAGGAGATGTTGCTAGAGCTTTCTCTGATGTACTAAAAGATGTTGATGATATAATATGGGATACCGGATCAAACGGGAATTATTCAATAATAAGAGTTACTAGCTCAGGAACTTTCGGTAATGATAATTTCTCTATAACTGCTTTTGATAACTATTCAGCATTCACACAGGTTTATAAGGGAACCTGGTCAAATATTTCTGGCTATACCTCAGGCGATGTTGTCTTGTATAATAATAATTATTTCGAGGCTAATATAAACATCCCAGCATCTTCTTCGTCTTTAAATACCGAGCCTGGCGGTACTGTTTGGAATCCATACAACACATTCTCTAGTTCTGGATATGTTGAAATCTGCGGGGTTGATGCCTCAGAAATAACCTCAAACTCTCTATTCAGAGGAGGTACCATTTTACCCAACAATAGGATCATATTTCCACTTTCAGATTCTAATATAATTCAGCCTGGGTATTTTATTCCTACAGTTAAAGGATATGTTGAAGTTAATCAGATTACCAGATATGTTGATTCTCCAATAAAGAGTACGGATACTGAGAAAGTTATCTCGTTCGAAAATTTCGAGACCTTACTTGTTGCAAACCTAAAAAATGATTATGCTGAGGTAGATCTAGGAACAGATAAATCTGTGAGCATATACTCGACATCTAATACGGGAGTTGGTGTTTTTACCTTCTTTGATACTAAAGAATTTGATTTTGATTTTTGGTCATCTGATTATTCTTATAATCCCAATCCAGAAACTTTTAGATACTTTCAGATTCTTGCAGATACCGATGGTGTTATTTATCCAAATTCCCCTTATTTTGTTAAATCCGGACAAATCGTTTATAGCGGAACATTATATAATCAGGGACAAATATTCTACGGAGCAACAGGTAGTACTTCTTTCCAAAATATAAATCCTGGTCCTGATTCTTACCCAGTAGTTTTCCCTGCTCAATTTTCTGATGTAACTTTCGATTCGTCTGCTACATCTTATTCTAACATAGGCTATTACAAAGATTTTGAAGCATTCCTAGGATTTATTGGAATACAGGATTTGTTTCCTGGAACATTAAAACAAAGTGCTTCTAAGGAACAAGCATTTGAGCTAGGAAAACTTGCAACAGAATATGATTACCTAAAGGAAAATTACACGACATCCAGATCCAATATTTCTAGAATAGTCCCTTATATTAATAAATGGGGTTACTCTGGAGGATTGGATGCTAGGGGTAACCAGTACAGATTAAATTCAAGCCCTGCATTCTCTCCGCTTAATTTTTCACCGAGCCTTGAAAGGATTTTACCCGATCCTAAATATCTTAATCATGAGTGGTTTTTATTAGAGCAACCCCCGATAGATTTTCCTGTAGAATTTATGAATTCACAAAAGAGCTATCTACCGGGTAAGATCGATCTAAATAAACTAATAGATGCTGATCCGGCGAATTCTTTATACACCTCATCTTATTTTACGGTTGAGCCTCAGGATTATTCCCAGGATTATAGGGATCTTAGATCTTACACCAAGGAATTGTTTACCCCTCTTGTTTATAATCAGGCATCTGGATATTATGAAACACTATTTAGAGGTGTTAAGGTTGTCTTCAAGAAGAGATCGTCACTTGCAAGTAGCGAAACCGATTCCTTAAATAGATATATTCAATTCTCTAGATCTTACGAGGGATATAACTTCTCCGCTATAATAAGAGCAATACCTGAAGATTCAACAACAATCCAATCCCCGATCAAATATCAATTTATAGAAAATACCCAACAGAAATTTATAGTTTTTATCTGCGATTTGGTAGTTAAAGACCAAAGGGTTTTTGAAATTGGATATACTGGAGGAACTGGTGGAAATCCTATACTTGATTATACTACACTATACTCAATGTCAGATAAAACTAAGCTGACATATCCTCTTTTTTCCGGACAGGATTTTACAACTATTGACACGATCAAATTAAGTTGTGGACTCGACCTTTCACTTTCGTCGGGTAGTTATGTAACTACAACATCTTCCGGAAGAATTAACATTGTAGAAAATCCAGATTATGACACTGATCTTAGGGAGGAGATTAATACATTTTTCGTGGAGAATACAGTTGGAGCCACTGCTGGTCTAAGTCCAACCGGGCTAGGAAGTTTTAATGTGCCTACTATATCTTCAACTTATCCATGGCCTATAGGAATTGGTCCTAAATTTGTACAATTCGGCCTGATCTCGACAACCTCGAATTATACTTTTTCTATACCTTTTGCAACAAGTACCCCTGCTGAGGTTCCTGTTGGCCCTTCATCTATTTATAAAACTTCTCCAGTTTTTCAGGTATCTGGGGGATCCAAATATTTTAGTTCCTTATTAAATAGAGTAACTGTTTCTTATATCTCTAAAATAGCCAATGCTAGATCACCATACATAAAATACAGAACATTCTCATGGGATAGCCTAAATAGTGTAACTGTTGAAAAAAGTGACGACTTTGAGGTTTATTTTGAATCACCTACTAGGATACTTAAGCCGCTAGGAACCTCTTATTCCGAATCCTTCGAAGGACCTCAAGAGTTAAAGGGTAACTCTGTTGCTAGTAGCTATGTGTTGCGACCAAATCAGCCAAATCTTCCTTCAACTTTACTGAGATATTCTGGTGGCTATGAGCCTCTTTTTAGAAAGGTTATTTTCTTTGACCTTGATAAATCAGATACAATATTTGGATCAGGCTCATTGATAGATTTATCTTTTAGAAATTGCAATTTCGCACCGAATAAGTACTACTTCGGGGTTTCAAGAAATTTATCATACACAAAGGTTTCACTTGGAAACCAAATTCTTGCACTTTCTAGTAAATTCCCGGAGGGAGCAGTTTACCCTTTAATAAATCAAACCCCTATTGCGAAAAAAGATTTTAATTTATTCTCTTCTTCCTGGGACCCTGGATATTATGAAAGATATTTGAACGCTAAAGATTTTGAGAGAGTTGCAGGAACAAGGTCTATGACGGAGTATAATACATTCTTTGGGTCTAAAATAATGCAAACCCCTGACCCAGTTCTTTCCTATAATTATATTACACTCCAAATATCTAGAACAAGCGGAACTACCAGTGTTGAACAAATAAATAATGAAATATTTAGTGCAATATACCCTGTTCAGAATATTTCCTCTACTAACTCTGGAACTGGTGTAGGAAGAATTGGACCATATCTTTCACCTGTTGATTTCAATAAGATAGATCCGAATATTTTTCCAAGTGCTGAAGTGATCTGGCAATATTTTCCTGATACCCTGACAGTATCTGGAACTCTTAGACTAGATAGAGTATTAAGAAGACAATTATTGAATTCCGGCGTTAAGAAGGAGTTTATAAATAATATGATTTCGGATTTTGGTGTGGGTAATCCAGATTCTATTGATGACGACGTTATAGACTATATAGAAGCAAATGTAGTTCCTATTTACGAGGGAAATCAGCTAAATCTGTACGTGAAAAAAAATGGGTCGGAAACACTAGACGTTAATCTTTTAATCAGAGGTGATATCTATAAATCTGATCTACTTACCTCTGGATATGTTTTAGATCCTAATTTTAAATTGACACAAAATAGTAATCTAATTTATGATTTCTCGTTTCAACTTGAAAAATCTTATTCATATTCATTGCAGTTTAACTTTTATATTACTAAATTGTAAAAATGCCAAATACAAATATTTTATCTTTAAATTATTCAGACAATCAACCAGAAATTATTAGTAAGATCAATAATAATTTTGATGAAGTTGTAGAGTTTCATGGAGGCAGCCAGGGTTTAACCGGTCCTACCGGTGCTCAAGGAGCAATAGGTGAAAATGGACTGAGAGGAGAAGTTGGAGTTACCGGATCTCGTGGAACTAGATGGTTTGTGAACAACCCCGCACCTCTTGGAGGATCTGGCGAAGTTATAATAGAGGGTGACTATTGGATAGATTCAATTAACGGGGAGATCTACATTTTTACACAAAGCGGGTGGGCTGATACAACGTATAATCTTAACCCATCCGGTGCTGTTTTTAGCTCACTTTTGAGCACATTTTCTCCTTCGATAGGAGGGACCGGACAAGCTATAGTTGAAAACCAGCTGTTTCCAAATAACTATACATTCAATGTCTCTGACGTTACCCCAGAGTCTCAAATAATATCTGAATCTCTTTCTAAATTTCTCGTGTCTACTAATCCTTTAATAGATCCATACCCGCTCTTAGAATTTTCTAGAAGCAATTTAGAAAATGGTCAGATATCCGATTACTCCTTGCATCCCATATTCAGATGGTTTAATTTTACCTCGGGTGACAGCTCACTAGTCTTAGAATCACCAGGAGGAAGTTTTAATATTGGAGCAAGCGGAGGATTTGAATCTAATTTTGGAGTATCTAACATAAATTCTTCCTCTAATTTTACCATAGATTCATCTTCAGGCGCAAACTCTGGTATTTTTTCAACTGGGGGATTTCAATTTGTTGCTCCCTCTGGGGATTTATATTTTTCAAGCACACATTTTGGTATTACTGGTGGATCTGGTTATTTCTCTAAATCAGTAGGTATGACAGCTTATATAGAATCACAGATACCCATGGTTTATGTTTACTCTGCAGGAAGCACCGGGTTTAAAAGTCAAAGATCTGGTGATACCTATAATACTTTGTCCAATTCTGTTTATCACCTAAAGCTAGAGAATAATATCGATACCCAGTTATATCTTAACACAAAAGGTAAACTGAAGATTAATAAAGTAACTGATGGAATCGCATATCCTAATAATTCAATCGGAGCTACAAGCACTTCCAATTTAAGATGGTATTTCCTTTCTGTCCCAGGTAGTCCATCTCCATATACCCCGTTAACTTCGGGCAATACTATTATAATTTCTCCGGAGGGGACTACAACCTCTCAGGATGTTGGAATTTGTTTTGGTACAGACTCATATGGATGGGGATCTACTGGTACCATAAGGCCTTATCTGCAAAACGGTGAATCCATAGATGTAAATCTTTTTGTTGCAAATAATTCGATTGGTGGGTACTGGAATAACTCCTCTGGTGTTACTGCAAGCAATTCTTACGGGGTTAGGTATATTGGTTACGGTACAACTGGTTCTATTAGTACCCAGGCAACTTTCCCTTTCAGAGCCCAAGCGATTGATTTTACTATAGCTAAGGGGGTTACTGGATCAAAATTGACTGTTTATTACAAAGCGTACAATTGGGGAACAGGAGGGTATGGATGTTCCGGGGGGTATTTCACTTTTTGATATATAATCTAGTAAAATCTAGTTCTAACGATGCCTGACTTAAAACTTGTGAGAATTGAAAACGGTGACTCACAAAAAGTTTTTATAGACAAAATAAATCAAAACTTCAATAATATTTTGGGGTTTGGAGGAGGACCTTACGGTAAAGTTGGCCCTCAAGGACCTCAGGGTCCAGCGGGGATCACAGGTCCAATCGGTTCTTTTGGAGACCCTGGAATCCGAGGCACCCTTTGGAATGTTGGTGCAACACAGCCTTCTGCTACTGGATCTATATCTGGGGACTATTGGCTGAATGTGAACTCATCTAATAGAATCTACACATTCACAACAAATGGATGGGAAATAACAGATTCAAGTATATCCTCTCAGGATTTATTTAGAATATCTGGACCTCTACAAACATCTTCCGGGGTAAGCTCTAAATACGGGTATTTCATAACACCAACAAATCCTGAGAATTATAGTATTGTTTTGAATGATTCCACTTTCAACCCTGTGAGTAGCATTTACTCGTACAATCCACAGTATTCTAAGATGGTTATTTCAGTTAATAATGTAATTAGTCCATCTAAAAGATTGATTGAATTTGGTAAAACAATTAATCAATCCTCTTCGATATCGTCAAAAAATCCTAATTTTTATTTCCTTAGTCCAGGAGCAACTGCTGGTCAATATGGACTTGGATTAAGCTCACAGGACGGACTTGAGATTAATGTAGGGACTTCTGATCTTAATCTTAACTCGAGAACCTCTTTTGTTAAATTTAATACCTCTGGATTTAATATAAATTTAAATTCATCTTTACCCCTTGCAGTAAATACCGCAGCGGGTAACATATACTTTAGTTTTGGTGGAACTGCTTATTTTTCTAATACTAATTTTAATTTAGATACAAATTACTATATTCCATTAAGCAGTAGTTTTTTCCAGACCAGCGCAACAGGAGCAAATGCACCTCTGCTTATCCAAACAACGAATTCACAAACATCCAATATTAGACACAAATCTAATATTGGATCATCAAGAGAATCTTTTCTTTTAAGATCAACAGACGTTACTGATTCAGCATCTTCGAAGTCTATTTTTAATGTTTTTGGGAATGGAGATGTTTTGCTAAACAGATCAGTAAATTCTTTTGAGAGCTCAAAAACAGTTACACTTTCCTCTACTTCTCCCGTAAATATAGGAGCTACCGCATCCGTTTACTGGGTTTCTATTTTACCTAGCATAGCTTTAACTGCAGCTGCTTCTTCTAGTTCTGCTGTTCTAAATAATGGAATAGATGTTGTTATAGATCCGGATAAATATGGACCTACTGATCAGATAGGTATTTCATTGTGGACCCCTTCATCTTTTACATATGCTGCATCCCCTTTAAATAGCAATGGTGGATGGCTTTCTCTTTTAAATGAAAATGAATGTTTAACCGTTAGAGTTAAAATGGCTCACCCGGATAGATATTTTAGATTTCTTGGATTATCTACCGGAAACCAAACTTCAGCTCCTACCGGAACATTTGGTTCGACAGCGGGGAATGGACAATTTGTAGATTTGTCAGGAAATATTGCATATGGAGCAACTCAGGTGGAGTTTACTATAATGAATATCTCAAACCCAGCAAGCACATCAGCGTCAAGATGGTTTAAAGTTTATTACTCTGCTTACGGGGGAAATCTGGGAGGATATTCTACTTGGGACGATACAACTAAATGCGGAACCCTTTATACATATAATTCAACACCTTTTTAAAAAATGCATTTTAACACTAAATATATTTTTCAGGGGGACGATAAAACAGAGATCGGTGGCAAGATCAATTATAATTTTGATCAGATACTTTCATTTGCTGTTGGTCCGAACGGTCATCAAGGGGAAAGAGGTCCAACAGGGATACCTGGACCAGCTGGAAAAAAAGGATTTATTGGCTCAAATGGGATAAGAGCAAACCGATGGGTTACCAGTATCATCCAGCCATCTTCAGCATCCTCTATAGAGTATGATAAATGGGTCGATCAATCAACAAGCGATTATCAGATAAAAGAGTATAGTGCAACCGGATCTTGGAATTACACTGGATATAGCTTGTTCTCATCAAACTTTTTCAGGTCTTACTCCGGTGTATCTGGACCAGCTGGTGTTACGGATCGTTTTGCTATAGGTCTTTCCAATACTGGTATATTATCCCCGTATAACGAGAGCGGGACAAATTTAGTAATTAGTGACGCTACCCCAAGCGCTTCGAATTCAAATCCAAATAATAGTAAGCTACTTGTAGTTACTGATGACCAAACAAGCATACCTATTTTTTCTTTTGTTAAATCAACAAATGTTGTTTCAGGAGCTCCTTCTTTTTATTGGTCATCTGCAGGGTCTTCTTTGAAACTTAAATTTCTATCCTCTTATAATTTTACCATCAATTCACTACTTGGTATTACCATAGATTCTGCTACTTCTAGAACTTTGTTAACCGGTAATTCCATGAATATTTCAGCACCTTCCGGTTTTTATATTAATCACCCAGGTGACTTTTTTTTCAATTCTAATACTACTGTAGGATCTGGAAACTTTTTCTCAGTATCCTCCAGAAATTTTAGATTGGGATCATCTTCTCTGACATCTATAGCCCCTTTTAGAATCACAAGTTCTTCAGCTGGATTTGCTTTTAGCACAGATAAATATCCTGTATCCACCGGGACATCTTTTGGACTTGATATACAAACAACAAATTCGAGTCTATACCAGTTTCAATTTTTAGATTCTAATTCTGCAACTATTTTTGGAGCAATGCCAAGCGGCAATCTTACTGGGCAATACTCTCAAACATTTTTCGGATCTACTGGTGGATTAACCCCTGGGGGAACTGCTGGACCTTATTTTTACAAGGTTCAAAAATTTAGAGAAATCCGAAGCAGTAATTACTCAACCCAAAGCTGTGTTTCTTACGGGTCACCTATACTTTTTTCTGGTAGCAATCTTTCAACACCTAGACAGAGTATTAGCCCTGTTTTGGATATAACCCCAATTCAAAATTGGGACACCAATTATATTATAGTAACTCCTGGAAGTACCGGACCTTCAGTTTATTTATACGTTCCAACAATTCTTGAACCTACTCCTCCGCTTTTTTATAGAGATCAGAATAACACATACCGTATTTTTATAAACGACATTTCACCAGTTGCATCATCACATATTCCCCCTAATTCTGACTCTAAGATCTTTGGTATTGTATGGGATTATTACCATTTCACATCTTCTTCTAGTACAACCCCAGTGGTTGTGAAGATGTTTATGAATTTTCCGATCTCTAGAGATACAACAGCAGGTGCTTATACCGGGTTTGGCTGCAGCTATATAGATCTTACCTATTCTTATATCACAAGTAGCACCAATGCTAATCCTATAATTCTTTGGAAAACGTGCACTGGTAGCGCAGGTTTTATAAACATAACAAACAAATATGCGGTTGGTTCAACCACACCACCTCCTAGAGCAACAACACTCCCACCTAGATTTGTAGGATTTTTAAGCGGGCCGATTGTTTTTACCGGAACCTTTACACCTGAATAAAAAAATTAAATATATAAAATGAAGAAAATAAATGGGGTAGATCAAGCTAAAATTTTAAAAATTTCTAAAAAATATTTAGAAATTCATCAAAACATTTCTATAGTAGAAAAAAAAATGCAGGATCTCCAGAATTTATCATCAAAGCTTATCAGTGAGCTTGAAGATTGCAGAAATGAGGAAAATAATTTAATGGGGGATATGGAAAAAACTTACGGAACTGGAAAATTAAATCCACTAAGTTTTTGCTGGGAAAAATAAAATAGGAAATAATTTATAAGATGGCTTACACATCAACATCAAAATTTGTTCAGCTCACTCCATATTTATTAATGGAGTATATGTATGCTGATCAGCCTACGCCAGAGAGCTACTTTACCAATTCTGGAGGACAGACCGTTGGATATAATAAACTAATAAATGGATATCAAAGCGATTCTGTTCAAAATTTTAATCCTACAGCAGACGCCTCTATAACTAATAATACAACATTAAACAGTGTTGTTAAAATAGCAGTAAACTCTTTTGTAACATTAGATTCTAATTTAATCATACCCTTTAATGATTATTCAGATGAGCTTACCAACACATCAAGTCTACCTGTTGTTTTTCCTAGCAATCTCTCTGTTGTTTATGACACTGTGAGATATCATGTAAGAGCTGGTTATAACCTACAGAATATCGATGGTATAGTCGTGGGTATTGATTTTCAGGATTCTAATTTGAATTTTGTGACTATGTCACAAATTTTTATACAGAAGGGAACAGATCAAACGTATATTCTTAATCCAAATCCGGTAACAATTGGTTCTAATATTTATGACAAATATGTTCAGATAAAGATCCCGAGTTTGCAAGATATGAACAACAAGTTCATAAATACACCTTCTAATTTCATATCTCAATCCCTTGGTGGTCTTTTAAGCCAAAGTGGAAATGGATTTTTCTATGGTGCTCCTATGGTAGTGTCAGTCTGGCAAGTTCAAAGCACGCAAAGCTTTGCTGGTTATCCAAGATATGATTGTATTAAAATAGGGACTCTATCTTTAGAGGAGGAAGACCAATTTGCAAACATTGGTGCAATCATACAAGAGTCAGATCAAGGACAGTTTTTTGAGTATTTTGCTACCGATAACGAGGGATTTATAGAGGATTTTATATTATTCCAAAATTCTATTGGAAATCAGTATTATATAAATCATCAGATAGAAGTACTAGAACAAATCGGAGCTGCTATAATAGAGACTTCTAGATTTGAACAAATTCAAACCACCGCCTACGATACGCCAAACTATTATAGACCAATAGTTAAAAATGCAGCTTATGCTGCAACATTCTTTTTGAGATATACAATGTCTCTAGTTAATGCGGTGGATCAATCCAGGATTACTAGGATATCTACTTATTCATCAAATAATCCCGCTGAATGGGGATTAACTATAACCCCAATACAGCTAAGCAATTTTCCACAAGTACAAAAAATTTACAATCGGGTTTACAACCAACCACAAATTAAGCTTGGCGGATTTGTTGCTCCCCCGCCAAGGGAGATTTATAAATTTACTAATGTTTTTATACAGCAGTATCAAATCTCCGCGGTATTTAAGAATCTAGTTTTTCAGGCTGGTGTGCTAACTGATAATGCTAGCTCTACAATTTCAAACCCAACTTCATCAACTACAGCTTTATCTAGCGGGAATCTTACCATCAGTATTTCACCTTTTGATAACTACTACAAGTTTCAATTTTTAAAGCAGGGATTAGATGGGAATCCAGCCTCTATTGATTTAAGTACCTCTGGAAATTATAATATGTCTTTTCTTGATGACCAGGGTAATAAAATTTACATACCAGCTTTATTAGATCCAACTATTGCAAGATCTAGTGTTGGCGAACTTGCGTTCAAGGTGGATGAGTCTACTTCAGTAAAAATAGTATCTTTCACAGATAGAAGATTTTTTATCGTTAACGGGGGTCAAACACCAGTAGGAGCAACTGGAACCAATTTAATAGGGATTGCACAGAATACTGACTCTATTTCTGGTAATCCTCAAAGAACAACAGATATCTTATCAAGTGCGATAACTACAACAAACAACGTTCCTGTGAATTCTAGTCTTCCTGCATCGGTTGTTTACTGGGGTTATTGGAAAAAGGAGGGGGAGATAACCCAGATCCTTCAACCTGAACCAATCCCATCTGCTACAGGACCAGCAGTTATCCCGGCAGCAACAGGACCAACAGGACCTGTTATAAATATACTGGATGAAATTGTAATCATAAGACCCAAGAAACCGATAATTAAATCAGTTCCTCCTGCTGCTCCTAGTGGAGGAGGTTGCTTTGTTGCAGGAACCTTAATAACACTATGGGACGGGTCTATTATACCCATAGAAGAAGTGTGCATTGGCGACACCATCAGATCCTTTAATCTATTGGAAAATGTATTTGAACCTGGAAATGTCCTTAGTCTGATAAATGTTTTCCATGATACGCTTATCAAATTAACTTTGTCTGATCAAACGGAAATAACAAGTTCTCTTACTCACCCGTATTGGAGCTCTAATAAAAAATGCTGGGTTTCATATAAACCAGAAAGTACTTTTGAAATTCATGGAATAGAAAGTCAAGCTATATGTGTTGGTGATATTCTAATGAATTCGGATAGCGGAGAGAATATAGAAGTAACTGTTGACAATATAGAAATCATTAATACTGATGAAGATGTCTTGACATACAATTTTGAAGTTTCAGGTAATCACTGTTACTTCGCAAACGGAATTCTTGTTCACAATAAAGTTGCACCAGAGCCACCTAATAACGATAGACCAGCAAGCACACGTCCACAAACTAGAAGATCATATATTGGAGAAGGTGATGACACTACCGGATCTGGATTTAATACGGCTTAAAAAAAATATCAAAGGATGCTTATAAATCCAAAATTAAACAGCTTTTATTTTAATTTTCCTAAGGGTTTTTTTAGTGAAAGGGTTACCGGTAAATACGAGGCTTATATAAAAAAACAGCCGATACCTTTTGACAATGTACAGCAATACGTAAATAGTACTATTCAGTCTATAAACATTCCTGGCTTGTCTATTGATTCTGTTGAACAAGTTAGATATCTTGGAAAAAAAGCCAACTATAAAAGTTCAACACCTATACAGGATTTATTCTCAAAGGATTTCACCATAGGATTTAAAGAAACAGATGGATTTATTAATTATTTTATAATGCTAGACACTGTTTTAGATTTTTTAAATTTTGGAAATCCCCAGATTTTTATCCAGGATTTACCGGTTAGAATCATGGACAGCGAAGGAAATGTAATTGTGTCTCTCACTTTTAAGGAGGTAATATTCACATCTTTTTCTGAGATCTCTTTTAGCTACACAGCTAACAATCCACAATTCCAAAGTTTCTCTCTTGGCTTTAAATGCAACTATCTTGACTATCAATACGAAGCAAGAAAAGATATATAATGTAAAGAAACATAAATATGAGAACATTAACTGAAAAATTGGTGGAAATGAAGTACGCTTCACCTTTTGGTACAGAGAAGGATAAAATAAAAAATTTATTGATCGCAGCCTCTGGAAACGACCAAAGAGTTTTAAACGATCTTGTTGATTGTCTTTCTGAGGAGCAACTTGTGAAATGCTTCGATAAGCTTTCTAAAGTCTACGGTTACACCGGTTCTTATGGACAAGTAGTAAGTCCAAAAATTAAATAATACTTTGGATCATATAAAAGAGTTTAACTTTTTTTCTCAGCAGAAAGAAGATCCAGACCCAAAAAATCCTCTTGATAAATTTTTAAGGGAGAATTGGGATTGGATCGGAAAGCTTTTTGAAAAACACGGACTACGTGCTATCAACTACGATGTTGTTAGCACTTTAATGTTTATGACTGAATTCGATCCTCCCAGGGATGAAATGCCTAAGGATATCTCTTTTCTGGTAAATGATATCCGTGATTCTATATCATTCAAAATGGGAGACACCTCTCTAGATTGGAGATTTGGTATTGGCGATCCATTTTTATTAAGGTTTTTTACAGAAACTCCTTTTACTTAATCTTAAATTTTTATCGTTGGAAGAAACATTAATAGGAATAGATTTCTCCTTGAATTCCCCTTCTTTTTGTATATTATCAGATAACAATTTTTCATGGACCTCTATTACGAGGTCAGATAGAAGTGCTGATTCTTTAACGAAAAACAAGAAGAAGCCTTTCTCCGTTTTATCTGAAACAGATGGATTTGAGATTATTTTTATAGATAGGAAACAAATCCCTGATGACTATTCAGGTAGGGAAAGAACTAAGATAATATACTTTTATGAAATAGCGGAATTGATTTGGAACAAGATTTTAGAGAAAGTTGGAGACAGAAATTTCAAGGTTGCAATGGAGGGATTAAGCTTTTCCTCGAATGGAAACTCTCTCATCGATATCTCAATGGCCACTGCTTTTTTAAGACTACTTATTATAAAAAAAATAGGTTCGGAAAATTTCCATGTTTTTTCCCCAACCTCTATAAAAAAATTCGCAATGAAGGGTAATGCAAAAAAAGACCAGCTCTATGATGCTCTAATTGCATTAAAAAACGATGAAACCAATTTAAATAAATTTACTAGTATTCTTAAAGACAATAGATCAGAGTGGATTACCCCAGCGGGGCAGGTTAATAAGCCACTTGACGATTTAGTCGATTCAACCTGGATTACCCTTTATTTGGATAATCTGATAAAAAATAATTACGATACCCCGAAATAAAATATTTATTGGAAACTAAAGAATACAAATTGCATAAAAACTTCAATAGGATCATACATTTATAAAAATTAAAAATTAAAAAACAATTTATGGGAAATTTAGACATTTTTAACTTAGACGCAGAAACATTTGTAACAAAAACAAATCAAAATCAAGGAAAGGATCTGGACTTTTATAAGCCGTATCCTGAAGACGGAAAGGATGGGGTTTATAAATCTTTAGTGAGATTTATTCCGAATCCAGCTAATCCGTCGAAATCAAAAATCCACAAATATTACGTTTACCTGAAAGATCCAGTAAGCGGAAATAGCTTTTCGGTAGATTGCCCTTCAACTGTTGGAAAAAAATCTATCCTAAAAGAGCTTTTTTGGAAGCTTAAAAACTCACACTCAGCAGCAGATCAGGAGATTGCAAAAAGTTTTTCTCGAAAAGAAGATTACTATTCATTGATCCAGATAGTACAGGACAAGAATAAACCAGAAATCGAGGGTAAAGTAATGCTTTTCAAATTCGGTAAAAAACTAAATGATCTTATAGAAGCACAGCTTCAGCCAGAATATGGCGATCCATGTAACCCATACGATCTTTTCGAAGGAAGAGAATTTGCAATTAATGTAAGAAAAGTTGGGGAGTGGAACAACTACGATCTTTGTGGTTTTGTTGGGGAAAAAACACCAATTAAAGTTAATGGTGTTCAGATGAAGAAAACTCAGGAGGACATGGAAAAAATCCTCGAGTATCTTAATAAAGATCCAAAAAATCTAACTTCGTTTGATTACAAGGACTGGGACGATGAGGTTACAGAAAAAGTAATGGGTGTTATTAGAAACACCATTCCTGAAAGCAGATTAATAAACGAGATCGTTGGATCTGTGTCTTCTTCTCCTTCTGCTAAAAATCAATCTTCGCCAGCGGAATCAAAATCACAATCTCAAGAGATATATCAGGACTCTTTTAACAGTTCTGCAGATATGGAGACCAAGCCATCACAAGCAACTAAATCTCAAAGCTCGTCAAGTTCTTCTTTGGAGGATCTCTACAACGATCTATAATTTTAAAAAAACTCGGGACAATATCTTAGGGATATTGTCCTTTTTTTTGCTATGGAATTAAGTAGAGCCCAAGATATTATTAGTTTAATCCTTTCTAAGGAATTTAGAGGGGATGCTTCTCGCCATGTTATTTACAAGGCAGGGAATAGATTAAATTTCTCCTGCCCGTACTGTGGCGATTCCACAAGAGATTCTAAAAAGAAGAGGGGAAATTTCTACATAGACACTTTATCGTTTAAATGCTATAATGGCGGATGCGGGATCTTCAAGGATTCCGCTTCTTTTTTTAGGGACTTTAGTGTTTATGGAAAACTTACAGAGGATGAGAAATCTCAGATTAAAAATCAAATAGAAGAAAACAAAAGCAAGAGAAGGAATTTTTATGGCAAAGTAGATCTGAGCCTTTTCTTCGATACTGATTTAGATCAGATTCTTATTCCTAGACAGGAATTCATGAAATCCTTAAAATTAAAGGAGGTGTACGATTCTCCGATAGCTTCTTATTTATTAAAGAGATGTCAGAAATTAGATTCAAGATTTGCTTGGGATCCCAAGTGGGAAAAACTGTATCTTTTGAATTTAACCCCCGAAAATCAAATTCTGGGCCTTCAGGTTAGAAACATGAATTCGATAAAAGGATCTTCTAAGTACTACACTTATAAACTCAGTGGGATCTATGAGAAGATATTGAAAGTCAAGGATCCAGAAATTATTTCCAATGCCCAGAAGATTGATCCTATCGCAAGTCTCTTTGGAATAGGATCTCTAGACTTTGCAAGATCCATAACATTATTTGAAGGTCCTATGGATTCTTGGTTTTGGCCTAATTCTATAGCTCTTTGTTCTGTAGAAAATAAATTCCCCTTTGATGTAGAAAACGTCAAATACTGGTTTGACTGGGATTCTGCAGGGAGACAGAAATCTGTAGAGCTACTTAGTGAGAATAAGTGTGTTTTT